AGAGTATCCATAATTCCTACTGGTTGATCAAGTGGGGACTGAACTTGTCCGACGAATACTGTCTGAGGTATAATAAAACTCACTCATGTTATAAGACTCTTGTGGATGCATACTATTTGTTTCCCAAAGGTAAGATTACAGAAGTGACTCCATTTGCTCGTGCTATGCCTGAGGAATGGAAGTTTGACAAAACTATTGATACATTTGAAGCATATAAAAGGTATATTGCATCCAAACCCTGGGTGTCTGAAAACTATCTTCGTATGCCACAACGCAAACCTGATTGGATTTGATTATGGGAGAACTTACTCTTATTGGACTTTTAAACTTTGTTGCAGCAGACTTCTGTGATTCTAGACGTAGTGGTATGGATACACTTAAGTCTGTTCTGGTTGCTTATTCTAAAGCAAATGATAAATTTGGTGGAGACAAAGTACGAAATATTATTGTAAATTCTCCAGCAATTGAACTCACTGCAGTTGCTGCTGTTACTACTAAGTGTCCTGATCAACTATGAGTGAAGTTAATTTTAAAAAGCATAGAGTATTTCGTGAAACTGATTCTGTTGTTTTCTACGACATTTCAGTAGAAAATTCTAATGCATCTGACCTTGTTGTTCATACAGGTCCCGCCATTTCTCCTCCTAATGATATAGTTGGAGCAAAACAATTTTATATCCATTATCATCAGACTGATCACAATCGTGTCTTGTCCGGTCTTCGTACATTTGAATTGATAAATCCTGAGTGGAAATATCCATATCACATTGTACATCTTAATCGTTCTTCTGGTGCCCTTGTAATACCTGTCGGTACATATCATCGTAGTATTTCTGGTGAAGACGGATCTATTGTCATCAACCAAGCAATTCGTGATGATGTGTTTGACCCAGAAACAGAATTTATTCCGATTTCTGCTGGACAAAACCTAGACTTGTATCGTATACTGGCACATGAGAAACCAGTGATTCACACTATTGGTGAGTAATTTATTATGACTGATTTTATTTGGGTTGAGAAGTATCGTCCCAAGACCATTGAGGATTGTATTCTTCCCGATACCACAAAACAAATGTTTCGGGATTTTCTAAATAAGGGAGAAATTCCCAACATGCTTCTTGCTGGTCCTCCTGGTATCGGTAAGACAACTGTAGCAAAAGCACTCTGCAATGAACTTGGAGTAGACTACTATGTCATCAATGGATCCGACGAAGGTAGATTCCTTGATACTGTCCGAAACAATGCGAAGAACTTCGCTTCGACCGTCTCGCTTTCCTCAACTGCTAAGCACAAAGTCATCATCATTGATGAGGCAGATAACACGTCCAACGATGTACAACTCTGCCTACGGGCGTTTATTGAGGAGTTTGCTGGTAACTGCCGATTCATCTTCACCTGCAACTACAAGAACAAGATTCTTGAACCCCTCCATTCCCGTTGTGCCGTTGTTGAGTTTGGGGTCAAGGGAAAGGAACGAGCAAAGATTGCACAGAGTTTCTTCCAGAGGATCCAACAAATCCTGGATGCAGAAGGTATTGAATATGATAACAAGGTCCTGGTAGAATTAATCAACAAACACTTCCCTGATTGGCGTCGTGTTTTGAATGAGTGCCAGCGTTATTCCGTGAGTGGAAAGATTGACTCTGGTATTCTTGCATCTTTCTCTGATGTTGCTGTAAATGATCTTGTCAAAAATCTCAAAGAAAAGAACTTCCCTGAAGTACGTAAGTGGATCGTTTCTAATCTGGACAATGATCCTAATGTACTTCTGCGTCGTGCTTATGATGCTCTTTACGAAGTTCTGGACGGTCCTAGCATTGCTGCTGCCGTGCTCATTGTTGCTAAGTATCAGTATCAGTCTGCATTTGTTGCCGACCAAGAAATTAATCTTTTGGCGGCGATGACTGAAATTATGGTTGAGTGTAATTTTAAATGATTGTATCTGAAGAAGTTGCTAGGTGGGCAGCAGATGAGTTTATAAACTACTTTTCCCACTTTACTAATATTGAAGACTACCTTAGGTTTGTGAAGAAGGAAGTCATTGATTCTTCTCCTTCTTTGGTGTCTCTTGAAGATGAGTTCTTTAATGAAGATATTCATCCTCAGGATATGGAGTTTGACATTAAGTTCGTAGGCAACCGTTTTCAGAATGCGGTTCCCCATGAGCATTATGGTAACTTGTTGAAGGCAGTTTCTTCCCACAACAATGAATCCAATATCCCTGGTCGTGAACTAAGGTGGATGGTGTTTGAAAAAAATACCAAGAAAGTAATTGGATTTATTCGGTTTGGATCTCCCACAATCAACTCTAAACCAAGGAATATCTGGTTGGGTAAAGCACCAAACCTTTCTATCTTTAATCGCCATGCAGCGATGGGATTTGTGATTGTTCCTTCCCAACCATTTGGGTATAATTATCTGGGAGGTAAACTCCTGGCACTTCTCTGCTGCTCTCACTTTGCCCGTGAGACCTTGAATGAAGTGTTTGAGAAGGATATTGCTTTGTTTGAAACAACCTCTCTGTATGGGTCTTCTACTGATGCTTCACAGTATGATGGACTCAAACCATTCATGCGATATAAGGGTTTGACCGAAAGTAAGTTCTTGCCGCTCTTGCATGACAAGCAGTTTCATAAACTTCATAATGAGTTTACAAGACTGAACAACAATACACCTTTAACTGACAACAAAGCATCGTCTAAGAAGATGAAGCGTCAGACAAAGATGATCTCTATCATCAAGAACTCTCTCCAAGATCAAGACAAATTGAATGAGTTTAACAGTGTAATCACCACTGCATTTAATCTTACTCAGAAGAAGAGATTCTATATCTCAGACTATGGGTATTCTAATGTTCGTGAAGTTATCCTTGGTGAGCAAGATGAACTTGTTCGTGGTCCAAACTGGGATAAGTTTTATCTGGAGAACATCATCTCTTGGTGGAAGAAAAAAGCAACCAAGCGGTACGAGAAACTAAAGGTAGAGGGACGATTCCGTAACAAGGTTGAACTCTGGACAGAAGACGACAACATTCAAATTATACGATGACATACGAATTGAAAGATTGGTTGAACTCAATTAACCAAACAAAGAAAAATATCACAGAAGAAGATCCTTCAGCAAAGTTTCCTGCATATATTGTGAACAGATGTATGTCTGGACAGTTGGATACAGTTTTGTTTGCAAATGAGATGAATATGAATTCTCATTTGGATCCAAACCTCCAGTATCAGTTTTATATAAATAGTGTGAGAAAAAGGAAGAGATTCTCTCCCTGGCTCCGAAAAGATGAGATCAGAGATTTAGATTATGTAAAACGTTATTATGGTTATAGTAACGAAAAAGCAAAACAGGCTCTGAGTATTCTAAGTAAAGAACAATTGTTATTCATTAAATCAAAATTTGAGACTGGAGGAAAAAAATGATTACTGAACCTGAGGTTAAGTGGTCGCCCGAGCAAATGGTTGAAGTGGTTCTTAACGAACCCGATGACTTTTTGAAAGTGCGTGAAACTCTGACTCGCATTGGAGTAGCATCACGAAAAGAGAAAAAGATCTACCAATCATGCCATATTCTGCATAAGCAGGGTAGATACTACATTGTTCATTTTAAGGAACTGTTTGCCCTTGATGGTAAACATGCAAACCTGACTGTGAATGATGTTCAACGTCGCAATAGGATCATTCAACTGCTTTGTGACTGGGGACTTGTAACTGTAATCTCACCAGAAAAGGTTACTGATATTGCTCCTCTGAATCAAATTAAAGTTCTTTCCTATAAAGAAAAGAATGAATGGATTCTTGAGACCAAGTACAACATTGGTAAGAAGAAAAAACCAGAAGAACCAGCATAAATACGATTGAGACCTTTCGTGCGGTCTCTACAAAAGTCGGAACACCCTATAAGCAGGTACGGTTTTCTCCGTATCTGCTTTTTTCGTTTTGTGGTTAAATAGTATTGGATGCCGAAAGGATCCACACAATCTAATCTCGCTTTAATAAGGAGAAGTACAAATGACTAACCTCACCAGGTATA